TGAATCATCTTGTATTAAAGAAATTTCAGTATACACTTCAGTTGTAGACTTACATTGTATTACAACAGCAACCGTTGCATCTTCTTGTATCGTAAATTTAAAATTAACAATAACACCATCAAATTTACCGCGGTTAGCTAGCGATCCACCAACCGAATGTCCGAATTCTATTTGTATTTTTTTTCCGACTCGTAACCAACGAGGCTCAAATTCAGTATTAAATGTATTAACATCAGGAATTAAAATTTGTAATGATGCATCATTAATTAGTCCAGGAACTACCCCTGACGTATCAGCAAACTGAACAGTTATTAGTTGTAGTACTGGCGGAGTTCGATAACTTGGTGTATTTAAATATCCAATTGGTCTAAAACTATCAGAAATTGGGTTTATAATAGTATCTTCTATTTCATTAGTATCCGGATTAAGTAGTGTTAATTTACCCCAACTTGTCCTAGATGTTTGCCATATAATAGCATCATTACTTCTTGTTACACTATATGTTTTTCGAAGTCGTAATTCATCTTGTACTGTTGGATCTATTTCACTATAAAAAAGTTCACCTGCCATTGTTATAACGCTCTATTGTATCTAAATAATTTTCTACATCAACCGGAATTCGTAATATTACATTTTCTGGAGTATATAATGATCTAGGATTTAGATTATTTGCTTTTGATATAATCCACCATTTTGTTTGATCTCCATAAAAACGATTTGCTAATAAATCTAATCGTTCGGCTCCATATATTTGTATATAAATATCATTTTCAACTCTTGATGGCGGCACATGTATAATAGTGTCTAATCTACGAACACCATTTTCATCTTTAATTATTTTATTTTTATTATATCTACTCATATTATTACGCCGTTATTTCAGCCGTTTCGAATGGCACTAATGGATCTTGTATATCAGTTGGTCCTTGTAATATTCTATTAATAGCATTTTGCGTTATTGGGTATTCTGCATCACTTAACCAATTACCATTTCCAGATGTATGATTTCCGTCTGGACTATACTGACTATCCGTATGTAAATTATATGCATACATTCCCAACTTAGGAATTTGATCGCCAATAAACTGTAATCCCATGTTAATATCAACTTTTTGAGGAACTTGCTTCATGGTTTCATCTTCTTCAATATTAATTTCCCATGTTGTCTCAGCCTCGGCTAATGTATATGTTAAACTAGTTATAAATACCGGTTGTGATATAAATAAATCGCCAATTGTTAAACGAAGAAAATTTCCTCGATACGTTGGAGCTCCAGAATTATAAGTAGGCATAGTATATGTTGCTAAATAATTTAATTTTCTCCACATTGGGCGAAGTTCATCTCGACTACTTGCATATACAGAAAATGAAACATCTAATGTACGTTGAAATGATGTATAAATCCAATTTGAGTCTGCTCGACCTAACGTTTCTACTGGCGTCCAACCTGGCGAAAAGGAATCATTAAGTGATGTAATATTAGCTCTAAATACAAAAATATCATCAGACTTTGTAGATTGTGGATATACATCTTTTCCCGTAAAATGAAACTTAATAAAATCTTTTGTTACATTACGCTGATTTCCTATAAAATTTTTAATTGCGGTAATTGCCCGAGCAAATCCCTTATTTGTAGCAGATTTTTCATTTGACTTAGGTTGCCAAACTGAACTTCTCCAGTTATAAATTTCATTATATGTATTTTGTACATAATCTCGTACAGACACTTTATCTCCCCTAAACGGAAATGCTTTAAGAACAGCCGGTGTTACCCATTCATTTAATCGAATTACTTTTGTAGCTTCAGTACCAACAGTAAAATCATTTCGTAAAACGCCTGGTTCATCTTGCGTACCCATTCCGAAATAAGTTTGTTGATTAAATAAATTATATGTTCCATTAGTACGTAAACGTCCATTATGTCCTATATTATTCATTAATTGTGCAGATGCAATTGCTGCAGCATTTAATGAAACTAATTTTGCACTACCTGCAGATTTAAATCCAGACAATGTTAATGACGTTGTCCCATCTAATCTTCCTAACCCAGATGTTTTAAAATTACGAAAATCTTGAGTTCCTAATCCTCGTGTTGAATAAAGTTGATCATAATTTAATGATTCATATGAACCTTGTGGTTGAATTGCTTTACTAATATCCGATGTATTTACTGATAATCCTAAATTTGTAGAAATTAACCCGTTTGCTTGAGCCAACCCTCCTTGCAATAACTGACCGCCTAAATTAGTATTACGATAGATAGTATCGTATTTTTCTTTTGGATTATTAACAGTTGTTAATGTACCAGTATATAGGAATGCATTGTAACGTCCCGAATCAATATCTAATCCTATAAAGTTACTTTGTTTTAACTCTGAATATTTAACGTTTCTTAAAAATCTAGATTTTGAAACACCTGTAGTAACTGCAGCTGATACATTATTATTAATTAATGTTGTTTGAATTAATCCAGTAGTGTCATATAATGAAAAATCTTCTTTATTTATAACACCGGTTGCACTATCAATCTGATTTGTTATAGGTGTTCTAGTAGGACCAATGAATTTTAATGATTTTCTACTAGCGTCAATATCATATTCTGAATAATTTGGAATAATTCTGCCAGATGTGGGTGAGATTGCATCACTTGGTTTAATATTTAATTTTATATCATATTTTGATAAACTATCCCATAGCTTCCCGGTGGTGTCATATGCTGAATAATTTGGATCTATACCAATTCTACTAATTGCATCAGACGGTTTTATATTTATAACATTACTGTGATTTTCTAATGAATCCCATAGCTTCCCGGTGGTGTCATATGCTGAATAATTTGGAGCTATACCAATTCCGCTAGTATTAGTAGAATTGGCAATTCTACCAATTGCATCTGATGGCTTGATATTTGTAGTTGTATTCCAATTAGATAAACTATCCCATAGCTTCCCGGTGGTGTCATATGCTGAATATGATGATGGTAATTGACCATTTTGTATTTGATCTGATATCGGTGTTTGTGTTATGAATGGCATATGTTACACTGTCCTATTTAATCTTGTTGATTTAAATTTTGCTTCAGTTTGAACTGCTAATGGATCTAATTTAACTGTAACATTTAAGTTGGCTGCTTGTAATGCAGTTGTAACTGCCGATGCAATCATATCAGCACTCATATTAGTATTTCTAGTACTAGATGCATTTGTACGCTCGCCAAAAGGATCTGTAGCTCCTATTAATATATCGTCTTTCCTCATTGATATTGGTGGCTGACCTGGGCGAAGAATAAAATCGTCTAATGCAGTAACATTTCTAAATGCACCTATTATGTTACTAATTACACCCGTACCCAAACCTAATGTACCCAATGCAGCAACTAATTCTTTATTTTGTTCTGTACTTAAAGTATCAATTAATCCCGTTTCGGCCGTTCTTGCAGTGGCAGCTGCAGTTCCGACAGCTGTTTTTCTCTTTTGTACGTCTGTGAGTCCAGGGGCTATTTTAGTTAATTCTGTAGCAATAGTTGCTTCTAAAGAATCTAATGATCTTATTAACATTTCAGTACTAGATTCTTGTGTTTTTGTTGCCCCTAAAAACTCTTGTAGAGCCGTTACTTGAGCAGCTGCGGTTTGATCACCAGCAGCTTCTTGTTCTTTAAGTTCTTGTAACTTGTCTTGAAGAGTAGCAATATCATCAATTTCTAATTTTTTCTTGCTTAATAATTGCTGTACTGTTTCATCACCTTCGAATTGTTCTTCTAGTTGATTTCTTGCTTCATATACTCGGTTTTGTCTTAATAACTCTTCAGTACTAATACCCATTGCTGCGGCTAAAGAATCTGCAGCAACTACATTATTTTTAATAAGTTCGCCTTGAGTTTCAAATATCTGCTCATATGATTGAGCCATTCCTGCCGCATCGCCGGTTAGATATGCTTTTCTAAATTCTTGCAAGATGTTTTTATTACCTGCATTAATTTTTTGTCCTGTAATTAATTGATACTCTAATTCGGATGCTATACTCTGCTCAATATTTAATGCGCCTCGGGCTGCGTTGGCAATATCATCAAATGATGCACCTAATCTTCTTGCAGTAAAAGTTGCAATACCTAATTGAGCTGGATATTTACCAAAAATACTAGAATTGGTTGCTGATATGGCTGAAACATCTTGCAATATTTCTTTTAACATTCCAGTATTACCAGTTGTTTCTTCAATAGCTTTAGCTGTTAATTCAAATTCTTGTATTGTTTGTGCAGCGGTCATTCCTTGCTGCATACCTAAATTAATAAGATTATTTGCAGCATCTTCACTTAATTGGTACTGATCTACTAAAATTTGATTAGCTAAAAATAATTGTTGAGCATATGCATTTCCATCGCTCGCTGCTTGTGATATAATAGCACCTAAACCAGCAAATTGCATTTCAATATTTTCTGCATATTTGCGAGTTGCTTCAGATCCTAAGTTAAATGTAGTAGAAATGTTATCGATTTGAGCACCCAACTCAGTTCCGGCAGTAGTTGTAATACCCAATGCTTTTGATAATTTAACATTTCGTTCTTCATAAAAACTAGTTGCTTTAGTAATATCTACAAGACCTTTATTTACGCTTAATAATGTTTTATATAACATTCCTGCGCCGGCTTCAGCACCACCATATGTTTTATTTAAAGTGTTTAATGTTTTAATTGATGAGTCAAATAGTGTTTTAAGTTGTTCGTAAGACTTTCGGTATGCTTCTAAGTTTGCAGTGCCGCCAACAAACGTTTCTAATAATCGTTCATTTAATAAGTCTACAGCACTTATATTTCCGTCCAATAAATCTTGTATCTGTTGTAACTGGTTAGTAGTTCCTGTTCCTCCTCCTCCTGGTGGTGGTGGTGGTATTTTTCCTGGTGGCGTTACACCTTGTACGCGAGGCATCGTACGAAGACGTTTTATCAATATGTCTTTTTGTGATGTCATATATCAATAAATATCTAAAACGGAGGTTTTGTAACTTTTGGACTAGTATTAGTTTCTGCAGGTGGTGAGTCTGCAGGAGCTAACCATGATTTAAGTTGTTTAAGATAATACCTACGCCAAGTAATCGGCATATTGAATACCTCAGTCCATGAAAATCCTCCACCTTTAAAAACTAAGGAAAATATTTCTTCGTGAAGTAATTTACGATATTCAGAGCTCAGGCCAAAGAAATCTGGAGTCAAGCTGAAACCCGGTCTTAGTGACGCCTCCTTGGCCATCACTAATTTCAATTGATAAATCAATACCAGGTGTTGAATTAATTATAAACATTTGCAATTCTCGACTATCTGCTATTCTAAGTTTTGTATCAACATAATTAGCTATTTCAGTTGCAGACGTATTACCATTAATCGAAACAATTGATTGTTTTAAAAATGTTGTTACAAACTGTTCTTGTTCAATTTCTTTAACCTGTCTATTATTTAATAACCGCAATTCAAATTCATTACCAGATGTTGTGTTATATGTTAACAATCCATTTTCGTCTGTTTCTGTAGTTACGTGTTTTAAATCTAATTTAGTTAAATCAATTTCAATTTTTTCAACTTTTTTATCTTTTGTAACAACTTGTGCAATATATTGTTTACCATATCCTAATATACGAGTAGCTACTACTAACGTGTCAGTATCACATTTTAGTACATCTTCATATGTAACTCCTGGAGTAATGATCATTGAATCTAATAATTTTTCAATAACAATACCTTGCCTTAAATATGATGGGTTTGTGAGAATATCTTCTTCACGAGCAGTCATGTATTTCATTTCAATCTTACCGCTTCGAAGTGGATGATTTTTTGGATAAAATTTTCCTTGAGACGGTAAATCTACTATTTCGCCAGGAACATCTTGTTTTGTTTTTGCTTCATATTCTGCTACAGCTTTTGCTTTTGCAGCTTCAATTGGATCAACGTATTTGTCTGTTACTTTCATGTATATAACCTTTTATTTAATATAAATATTTTGAACAGTAAAAATGGGAGCCGAAACTCCCATTCTAATAAATTAATATTCTAAGATTGCGTAATCGAATGAAAGTGTTAATGAAATTTCAACTGCGGCATCATTTGCCCAATCCATGTTACCCCAATCAGCATTATTAATAAATGCACCAACTAATGTCCATTCTTCTACTTTATCACCTACCGGGCCTAATGAATGGAATGTTAATCTTTTCTTGTATTGATCTGAATAACCATTTCTACCAGTTACAGATTCATGACCTAAACGAATCCATTCAATAACAGCCTGTGCTCCTGATGGTACAATTGGATCATAAAGTGTAATATTGATATCTTGCCAACGAGATTTTCCTTTAATCTTTCTTTCAACATTGATATGATCAAATACAACTGGGTTTTGTTGTAATTTTGGTCTATCTGATGCTTTTATAATATATGAAGGAATATCATCAATGTACATAAAGAAACGATTTTGTAGTTTTGGTTCCCAATCCTTGAAAAAGATTTCTTCATCAGTTAAAATATCTGCCATGTTGTTTTCTCCGTAATTTATTATAAATATGATGAATAGTAAAAAAGGCAGAGCCGAAACCCTGCCTTTTAAAATTTATACTACCCGGTTATTCTGGGAAAGAAGCTCCGGTTGGTTGTATATTGAAATCTAACACAATAAATTCAGCTGTTCTTGTTGGTTGAAGGAATAATTGACCGTATAAAATGTTTTGATCAATTAAATCTGGTGTATTATTTGTTTCATCCATTACAACACGGAAAGCATATAAACCTTGTTGTTGTCTTACACGATTCAAATAAGGATTCACAATGTTTAAGAATCTATTTCTAGTAGCAGCTGTATTTTGTTCGAATACTAAATATCTAGTTGATGAAGCAATAAACTTCTTAACCGTAATAAGTAATCTTCTAACATTTACTCTATCTAATGCAGATGGACGTGCTTGAAGAGTCTTTTGTCCCCAAATACAAATACCTTGGTTAGGGAAAGTTGCAATTGGATTCACTCTTGCTTCATACAATGTATCACGTTCTGCTTGTGTCAATCTGTTATAAACATCAATAGCTTGTGTCAATCCACCTCTATTCAAACCAGCTGGTGCATACCATGGAGCAGCTACTGCATCATTAAATGCTAATACGCCTGGTACAACTACTGATGGTGGAACCCAAATTGGAAGGTTTTTACTTGTATCAATAATTTTTACCCATGGATAATAAGTAGATGTATAATTTGAATCAATACTATTAATTGTATTAGTTACAGTTGCAATAGAATCTGTTAAAGCATTTGAATCCAATACGTAGAATGTATCTTGACGATCTTCTGCTAATGTTCTAGCTGCTGAGGTAACTGTTGGGTGTAAAGATTCAATTATACCCGGTGTTAATAACATATTAATATCATATACATCTGTATTAGATAATGCTGCAAACGCTTTCTTATATGCCGTAGTACCTGTTGTTGATGCACCAGCACAATCAAATCCAAATGTATTATTTGCAGTAATATTTGTTCCAGTTAATTTAGGTAAGTTAGGTCTTGCACCATCAAATCCACCTTGGAAACCAACAATAAATTTACGTGTATTAATACTTACATTTGTTGTAAATGTATTAGCTGTTAATGCTGTATCTAATGAACCCGTATATGGCGAAGCTAAACTAGGGAAAGCTGCTTGCAATGCTTGTGTAATATCACCAAGATAGAAATCTGCGTTGCTTCCAGTACTTGCTGCAGTTGAAGGAGTAGGAGCTAAATAGTTTAAATTATGTGAATCTGTAAAATCAAATCCATAATAATTCTTACTACTAAATATACTACTTACTGTCTGTGAAGATTGATAAACAACTGGTTCTAAGTTAACAGAGGCTGATGCATTCGGAATAGGTGAATACATTGAACGGAAACCAAATGGTACTAATTCAGCATCATTTGTTCTATTCTTAACACCATTATCAATTTCTACTCTTATGTATTTAGAAATATTTGGATAATCGCCATTAACAAATATCTTGCCGGTAGAATCTGAGGTTTGATACTGATCACCGATCACTCTTGCAACATAGCGTGGAGATAATGGATCTAAATTAACATTAGTATATGTTTCTACAATATCCGGCCTTGCATCTGTATCATCAGATGAATATGGAGAATTTTTAATGTTAGCAGTATTTACTCTACGAACTTCAACTGTAAATGTACCAAAGCCATTTGGATCAGCTACTTCTGATGCAATTCTAATATCACGAATACCAACTTTAACTTCATGGTTAGTTGATGTGCCATGCGATAATGTATGGAATTTAATCAAATTCTTTGCATTACCTGCAATTTTTTGTGATGTAACCCATGGCGTTGCTGCTGTTGAATAATCTGCGGTATTTACAAATGTTGATAAATTTTGTAATTTAACTGTAACATCGCCTATATTATTAAACAATGCAGAAGCACCTTTATTTTCATAAATTACATATACTGGATATGAATCTGTTTTTGCGTCAGCTCCGATTGTCTTTGTTAAATAGCTATTAGATGTTGATACAATTGATCCTGATATATTTGCACCTTCTGTATAAAAATCATCTGCTCTTGTTACATTGCTATCAAATGCATATGATCCAGACAATTTAAGTGAGAATGAACCAGACCCTGCGTCGTCTAATACAGCATCTTCAAATACATCATTGCCAGAACCTACTGTTGATACTGGGCGAGATGGGTGAAGAACGTGGGTTACATATGATACAGAAGCAGATTCAGCAATAATAGCTAATACACCATTATCAAGTTGATACCCATCTTCATATAATAATCTTGTTATTGTCATTACTCCTGCATTACGCAAGTAGTCTTGTACTACAAATGGTACATATGTTTCTTCTGAATAAGAACCAAATATATTCTCAAATTCCTGGAATGATGTTACTTGGGTTGGAATCAATGCAGGACCTTTTACGGTAGGTCCAACAATGGCAGCTCCAATTTCAGAAACACCAGCCTGCAGAAATGATTGATCCTTTTCTACCGTGAATACACCGGGTGATACGATTCTTTCGGCCATTAAATTATCTCCTTGTTAGTTTTATATAAATATGTATGTTTTTTGCCAAACTTAAGATTCGGAGATAAATACACCTTTTTCTAAATCAATTTGTCCTTCGCCGTAATGTTCTTTAAGTTTAGCAAGTAAATCCGTTTCTTGTGATTGGAGGGTTTGAAACTGTTGTAACAGTTGTTCTTGATATGCTTCAAGTTGTTGAGTACGTTGTTGCATTGCATATATTTCTTTTGTAGCTAATGCAATTTCTGTGTTATTTTCAG